CCTGGTTATTCTGAACCTTACATCGGATGTCGTAGGTTGGGCACTGGAACCTATCTTCGCAATCGTAAGACTGGAAACACTTATAAGGTTCCTGAAGCATGGTGGGAGTTCACAGACATCTTGATTGAGGATTTGAAGGATGAAGTTCCTGGTGTGAACTTTATTGGTATTCGTATTCTTGATGGAAATAGTGGTTCCTTTATTCGTCGCCACTGCGGTTATTATGGAGATGATCATGATAATGCAATGAAGCGATGGAAGAAGGATAGGTGTATTTCTATCACTTCTAGTGCTTATGAAAAGTATTTTGGTATTTCTGGTTCTGCACTTTCAAACGAAACTGATTTCTTTGTAAAGGATGATGCAACAAAAGCACAAGTCAAGAATGCTTTCATGAAAAGCTTGAAGTCCAAGAAACTAAATAAGAAAATACTGGGCGAGTTCGTGGAGTTGATTGCCTAATGTCTAAGATTTCGGACAAGTATGAAACTTGTCCTTATTGTGGGGAGAGGGATAAACCTTGCTCCGAAATAACAAGTTTGGCACGGGCTTATGCCCGTGCTGTTTGTCGTAAGAAGCATGATGGTGTGCCAGTAGAAGAACCGTCTGTTCGAGTGTCTGAAGACCTAGATTTTGATCTATAATAACTTCAGTTCAAACAAAGAAAGCAATGGCACTCTCTGCCGACTACATCCGCACTTCCCTTCAAGCACTCTACGGTGAAACTGTGACCTCTGGTGATGTTCGTGCTTGGTGTGTGATGAACGGACATGGGTATCAGACCGTTACTGGTAAACTTGCTGATTGTAAAGTTGGCCGTGGCAAGTGGAACCTGAAAGTAACAAAAGAGACAGTTCAAGAACTTGAAGTGACGTATAATGCTCCTGCAGCACTTCCGTCTGTGGAACAAAACCTTATCCCCCAAAAAGATGATACCTTCGTCAAGTTTGGCAATTTCGGTGATGTTAAGAAAATTATTTCGTCCCGTCTATTCTATCCAACGTTCATTACGGGTCTCTCTGGCAACGGCAAAACGTTCGGTGTTGAGCAAGCTTGCGCCCAACTCGGACGAGAACTCATCCGTGTAAACATTACTATTGAGACTGATGAAGATGATCTTATTGGCGGTTTCCGCCTTGTTGATGGTGCAACCGTCTGGCACAATGGCCCAGTCATTGAAGCACTCCAACGAGGAGCTATCTTGCTCCTTGACGAGATTGACCTTGCTTCCAACAAGATTCTTTGCCTCCAATCAATTCTCGAAGGAAAAGGTGTCTTCCTGAAGAAGATTGGTAAGTTCATCAAACCTGCTGCTGGTTTCCAAGTGATTGCTACTGCAAACACCAAAGGTAAGGGTTCTGATGATGGTCGTTTCATCGGCACCAATGTTCTGAATGAGGCATTCCTTGAGCGTTTCCCTGTGACTTTTGAGCAAGAGTATCCAACTCCTGCTATTGAGCAGAAGATTCTCAACAAACTCTGTGCTGATGCTGAGTTCTGCAAGCGTCTTTCTGACTGGGCAGACATTATCCGTAAGACCTTCTACGATGGTGGTATTGATGAGATTATCAGCACTCGCCGTTTGGTTCACATCGTCAAGGCATTTGAAATCTTTGGTGATAAAGCAAAAGCAATGCAAGTGTGTCTGAATCGTTTTGATGATGAAACCAAGCAAGTTTTTATGGAACTTTATGATAAAGTAGACGCTGAGTTCCAGATGCCTTCTGAGGAACAGCAGAAAGAATGTCTTGACTCTCACAACTTTTCCTGATAAAATAACTTATGATTAATTCTTGGTCTATGCTTTCTGATGAAATGAACAGTTTTAATGATAATCTTTCAATCTTTAGTTCTTATGATGATGATGTGATTGATTTTGGGCAACACGATTTTAGGATAACTCTGGGCGATGAGAACGTAGTTTCTGATAGTTTGATTGCAGATTCTCCTGCTATTCCCTGGAAGTATAATGAAGAGGAGATTGTAAAAGAACTCCTTGAGTACATTCGTGGTACATACAAGCAACACTATGCTGCTAATGATGAAAATATCCAGACCTTGGACTTCATCGAAGCGGCACATCAAGATGGTGAAGCATTCTGTCGAGATAACATTCTTAAGTATACTTCTCGGTATGATAAGAAAGGAACTGCCGATAGAGACATCATGAAGATTCAGCACTACTCTGTTCTTCTGAAGTTCTTCCGAAACAAGAATGCAAAACGTGAAACTTATAATCAATGAACATGAAACTGTCTGATAAAACTCTCTCTGTTCTGAAGAACTTTTCTGCTATTAACCAATCTATTTTGTTTAAGGAAGGAAAGTCTCTTCGGACTATTTCTGTGATGAAGAACATTCTTGCAGAAGCAGAAGTTGAAGAATATTTCCCAAAGGATTTTGGAATTTATGATCTGAATCAGTTTCTGCAAAACATTGACCTTCATCAGAATCCTGAACTTGATTTCAAGACTGATGAGTATGTTTTGATTAAAGAAGGTAAGTCACGCTCAAAGTATTTCTTTGCTGATGCAAATGTGATTGTAACTCCTCCCGAGAAATCAATCACTCTTCCTTCTCAAGATGTTTGCTTTGTTCTTTCTACTGAACAACTTGCAAAAGTTCTTAAAGCAGCAGCAGTTCTTCAACTCCCTGACCTTTCTGTCGTTGGTGAGGCAGGTGTTGTAAAACTGGTTGCTCGTGATAAGAGAAACGATACATCTAATGATTTCTCTGTTGTGGTTGGTGAATCCGAAGAAAACTTTACATTCAACTTCAAAGTTGAAAACATGAAGATTCTTCCTGGTTCTTATGAAGTTGTTATTTCCAAGCAACTTCTTTCACGCTTCCAGAGCAAAGATCACAAATTGACTTATTACATTGCACTCGAACCTGATTCTTCTTTTGGATGAAAACATTCACTGTAATGAGAGTGATAGGCAGCATTATGGTTATTGCTGCCTATTTTGTTGTATTGCACGTTAATTTGACCGCTGGGGTTATTATGAACGTGATTGCAGACACAATCTCAATTCCATTTTTTGTGAAAACAAAATCATGGGACATTGTAATCATGCTAGGATTTCTCTTAGCAATTAGCTTTAGTAAACTATTATCATGAAAGATTGGAAAGAAATCTACGGCAATCTACCTGACACCGAGAAGGATAAGATTGCCGTTCTTCGTGTGATGGAATGTACCAATGGTGTAATCCAACATGCCTTCCGAGACAATGAAGAATGGGCACTGCCTATTGAGGAAACCCGCAAGGCAATGAAGTTCAGTATGTCTTGTATGAAAAATTTGGCGATTCCTCTGAAGGATGAGACCATTACATTTGAACCTGAGACACAAGAACTTCTCCGTGAAGCACGAAACTATTACATCAGTGGCGTGAAGAATGGAAGTGACGAGGACTTTGCAGAGTTTATGAGGATTTCTGAGGCAACTGCTGTTGCTGTTGGTCTTGAACGAATTATGAATGGTGCAAAGATTTTGAAAGAAAACATTGACGACATCCCTGCTGATAAACTACACTGGGGTGTAGCGTATCTTATGCAGTTCTTTAAATGAACATCTTTGTGACTTCTCCTTGGCCTGCTGAATCTGCTATCTGTCTACCAGATAAGCACGTCGTCAAAATGCCTCTAGAGTGCTGTCAGATGCTCTCTATCGTCGCTTCAGACAAGTGGGGGCATGGGTATGGAAAACTCTATAAGGCAGACCACACGCCCTACAAGACAGACAAGGGAGCATTCAGAAACCATCCATGTACCAAGTGGGCAGCAGAGTCTATTCATAATGCCTACTGGTTAATCAAGCACGGTCTCAACTTGTGTGATGAATACACTTTAAGGTATGATAAGACACATGCTTGCTACAAGACTCTTGTAGATGCTTTTTATCTTTTTCCAAAAGGTAAGGTGGATGAAGTCACACCATTCGCACGGGCAATGCCTGACGAATATAAACTTGATACAAGCATCTCAACTTTTGATGCTTATAAGATGTACATTGCATCCAAACCTTGGGTAAAAGATAATTATCTTCGTTATCCCGACCGCAAACCTGAATGGGTATGATTTATTATGAACAACACTGACTTTCTTTGGGTGGAATCTTATCGCCCAAAGACTATTGATGATTGCATTCTTCCTGATCACATCAAGAAGACATTTAAGGACTTTCTAAATAAAGGAGAGATTCCAAATCTTTTGCTTTCTGGTCCTCCTGGTATTGGTAAGACCACAGTAGCAAAGGCACTTTGTAACGAACTGGGAGTTGATTGTTATGTCATCAACGGATCTGACGAGGGACGGTTTCTGGACACGGTACGGAACCAAGCAAAGAATTTTGCATCGACCGTCTCACTTCAAGGCAATGGAAAACACAAAGTTATCATCATTGATGAAGCAGATAACACAGGGAACGATGTACAACTCCTCTTACGGGCTAATATTGAGACGTTTTATAACAACTGTAGATTCATCTTCACCTGCAACTACAAAAACAAAATCATTGAACCCCTCCACTCCAGATGTGCAGTCGTTGACTTCAACATCAAAGGAAAAGAAAAAGCAAAACTTGCTGCAGGTTTTTATCAACGCCTTCAAAAAATCCTACAAGAAAGGAACATTGAATACGAAGATAAAGTAATTATTGAACTCATCAATAAGCACTTCCCTGATTGGAGACGTGTTCTAAATGAGTGCCAACGTTATTCTGTTGGTGGAAAGATTGATAGTGGTATTCTTGCAACTTTTTCTGACGTTTCTGTAAATGAACTTATCAAGCATCTCAAAACTAAAAACTTTACTGAAGTCCGAAAGTGGGTTGTTAGTAATCTGGATAATGACTCTGACGTACTTTTGCGTCGTATTTACGATGCTCTTCTTACATCCCTTGAAAACAATAGCATTCCTGCTGCTGTGCTTATTATTGCTAAGTATCAGTATCAGATTGCGTTCGTCGCAGATCAAGAAATTAATCTTCTGGCGGCGTTGACCGAACTAATGTGTGAGTGTAACTTTAAATGAACGTAAAACTATTTCGTATCGTAACTGGTGAAGAAGTTGTAGCAGAACTTCTCACTGAAGATGAAACAACTGTGACCGTACAGAATGGTCTGGTTGTACTTCCAACTGCTAATGGTTCTGTTGGATTTGCTCCTTGGGCAACTGTGATTGATAGAAGTAATCCTGAGATTACAGTGTCTCGCAATCACATTGTATACATTGCTGAAGTTGATTCTGGTATTACCAAGAAGTATAATGAAGTTTATGGAAGTAAGTTGATTACTCCAGACGAAAAGAAACTTATTGTGTGATTATGAAATCTCTGAAGTCTTATAAAACTTGTTTAAGATATCCGGGCGGTAAGAGCAGAGCAGTCGCCAAAATGGATCCATACTTTCCAGACCTTAGGGACTATAAGGAATACCGAGAACCATTTCTTGGTGGTGGAAGTGTTGCAATTCATGTCGCAAAGAAGTATCCACACCTAAATATTTGGGTAAATGATCTTTATCAACCACTTGTAAATTTTTGGCAACAGTTGCAAGATAGAGGGGATATACTCAAAGATACTCTGGTTGATCTAAAGACATCAAATAATACTCCAGAATTGGCGAAAGAATTGTTCTTACAGTCAAAGGAGAAGGTCAATGATCAGACTTTATCTGCTATTGATCGCGCTGTTCATTTCTATGTCGTTAATAAGTGCTCGTTCAGTGGACTCACTGAGAGTTCGTCTTTCTCAGCGCAGGCGTCATCAAATAATTTTACTCTGCGTGGAATTGAAAAACTGCCCGGTTACTCCAAGATTGTTTCCGACTGGAAAATAACCAATCTGACGTATGAACAACTCCTTACTGACGACAAGGACACCTTTACCTACCTTGATCCCCCCTACGAGATCGGAAGTAATCTTTATGGTCGAAGGGGATCTATGCACAAAGGATTTGACCACGACACCTTTGCTGGGGATTGTGATCGTTTTATCGGTCATCAACTTATTTCTTACAATTCGTCGCAACTAATCAAAGAAAGATTTACTGATTGGAATGCTGCTGAGTTTGACCTTACTTATACCATGAGGTCTGTTGGTGAATACATGAGAGACCAGAAAGAAAGAAAAGAATTGCTATTGTTTAATTATGAAATGCGAAGTGAAATTGTATAAGGCAGGTCAAGTCTTTACTGAAAGTGTGATTGCAAGAGATTACCAGGATGCAAGAGAAGTTGCTCTTGCACGAAATCCTGGTGCAAAAGTTGTTGGTGTTACTGCTGTATTTAAATAATGGAACTGAAGGACTGGTTGAATTCAATTAATCATACCAAAGAAAACTTGATGGAAGACCCATCAAACAAAAAAGATTATCCACCTTACATCATCAATCGCTGTATGTCTGGTCATGTCGATTGTATTCTTTATGCGAATGAGATGAACATGCAACCTCATCTCTCCAAAGACATGCAGTATGCTTTCTATCTAAATAGCATCAGGAAAAAGAAAAGGTTCTCTCCTTGGATTCGCAAAGATAAGGTTAAGGACATTGAGATTGTGAAACAATACTATGGTTATGGCAATGAGAAAGCAACTCAAGCTTTGAAAATCCTAAATAATACACAACTTAATTTTATTAAACAGCGACTTGAAAAAGGTGGACAGAATGGCAAATCAAATTGTTGAAGCACAGGTGCAGTGGGCACCAGAAATGATGGTTGAGGTTACACTTGGCGAACCTGATGATTTTCTGAAAGTAAGAGAGACTTTGACTCGCATAGGAGTTGCATCGAGAAAGGAAAAGAAACTCTATCAAAGTGCTCACATCCTTCATAAGCAGGGTAGATACTACATCACTCATTTCAAAGAACTTTTTGCTCTTGATGGTAAGAGAGCAAATCTTACAGTAAACGATGTTCAAAGACGCAACCGTATCGTCAAACTCTTGTTTGATTGGGGACTGGTTGATGTTGTAAAACCAGACCTTATTGGCGACATTGCTCCTTTGAATCAAATCAAGGTTCTTCCTTACAAAGAAAAGGGTGAGTGGATTCTTGAGCAAAAGTATAACATCGGTAAGAAGTCAAAACCCCAAGAGGAAGCATAAATAGTTCCGTGCTTTTCGTGCGGCACACTCTACAATCGGAACAACCCATAAAGAGGTTCGGTTTTTACCTTGCCTCTTTTTTTGTATTGTGCTATAAATATTAATGGATGCCTTCGGGGTCCACACAATCAAATCTCGCTTTAAAAGGAGAAGTAAAATGACTAACCTCATGAAGTATAATGCTGCCAACTTGGATCAACTGTTGGACCGTATAAATAGAAACAGTATTGGTATGGACGAATACTTTGATCGTCTGTTTAGATTGCACGAAACGACGACAAACTATCCTCCATACAATCTAGTCACGGTCAGCAACGTAGAATCGAGACTAGAACTCGCACTAGCAGGATTCAAAAAAGCAGAAGTCAATGTCTACACACAAGACGGTAAACTCTTTGTTGAAGGACAAAAAGAGGATAAAGAAACTGGAACAGAATACGTCCATCGAGGAGTGGCTCAGAGATCTTTCACCAGATCTTGGACACTCAGTGATGAAACGGAAGTTAGATCAGTTACTTTTGAGGATGGGTTACTGAGTATTGTTTTGGGAAAAATTGTCCCAGAGCACCACCAAAGAAAGGATTATTTGTAAATCCTGACTAATTTTTGCTGCGGTTGATACAGAAGTGTATCACTGTGATACAGTATAGTATAGATAGTTATGTACTTATGGAGGACGACTTATGAATCTAACAGCCGCCACTCTCACTATTGGGACCGCAATGACTCTTTTTAGTAGTTGGGCCCTCGGCAGTGTACTACCCTAATGGACCACCCACAGCAGAAATCTTTCTAACAACCCCATAAATAAAACTGAATATCGTCGTCGCACGGGGTTCTATGGCAAAATCCATAGACACCCCGATTTTTTTGTGCTAAAATCGTAGTGAGCATTGGAGAGTTATGTCTGTAAAAATTGTAGTATTCAAATCTGGTCAAGAAGTTATTGCTGACATTAAAGAAGGATTTGATGAGGGTAAGTTGATTACTTATGTTTTGGAGAAACCTTGTACCATTGATGTGAATGGCAAGTATCGAATTACTAATGATGATGGTGATGAGAAAGAGCAAATGAGTATTTCTTTGAACCCTTGGCCAAGGTTCTCTGCTGATACTGTAGTGCCTATTATTCCAGATTTTCTTGTGACTGCACTGGAACCAACATCTGGACTTAAAAAAATGTATGAGGAGCAAATTTTAAATGAACCCGATCAAATTGATTCTGCTGACGAACAATCAGATTCTGATCAGTCAGATTGAGGAAGTAACTACAGAACTTGGCGAACCTGATTGTAGGCTGACTGAACCATTTTTATTGAACCAGTCAGACTGTACACTTTCCCCATGGTTGATTGAGTATACTTCTGATAATAAGTACATGATTTCGTCAGATAAGATTCTGACTCTTGCTGACCCTAAACCAACACTTCTTGAAAAGTATCAAACTTTGATTAAATAATGCGCTTCTACACAAACGTCCAGATGGTTGGAGATAACTTTCTCGTTAGAGGGTATGAAAATGGAAAACATTTTGCAATCCGAGAGAAGTTTTACCCAACTCTTTTTGTCCCTTCAAATAAGAAAACAAAATATAAAACATTGAATGGGGATAGTGTTGAATCAGTTCAACCTGGAACAGTTCGTGAATGTCGAGACTTTATCAAAAAGTATGAGGGTGTAGAAAACTTTAGTATTTCTGGAAATGAAAGGTTTATCTATCAATACATCTCAGAGATGTATCCTGAAGATGAAATCAAGTTTGATACTAAGAAAATCAAAATCTCTACTATTGACATTGAGGTAGCATCAGAAAATGGATTCCCCGATGTGGAATCTGCTGCTGAAGAAGTTCTGCTGATTACAGTACAGGATTATGCTACCAAACAGATTCGTACTTGGGGAAAAGGTTCTTTCAATAACAAACAGAAGAATGTTATCTACAAAAGATTTGAAACCGAGTATGATCTTCTGATTAATTTTATCAACTGGTGGATGGTTGAAGAAAACTGCCCAGAAGTTGTGACTGGATGGAACAGTGAGTTTTACGACATGCCTTATTTGGTTCGTCGTATTGATCGTGTTCTTGGTGAGAAGTTAATGAAGCGTCTTTCTCCTTGGGGATTGGTGACTGAACGAAAGGCTTTTATTTCTGGTCGTGAGCAAATTTACTATGACGTTGGTGGTATCACTCAACTTGACTATCTGACTCTTTATAAGAAGTTTACTTATAAGGCACAGGAATCTTATCGACTGGATTACATCGCAAGTGTAGAATTGGGACAGAAAAAACTAGATCACTCTGAGTTTGAGACCTTCAAAGATTTCTATACAAATGGATGGCAGAAGTTTGTAGAATACAACATCATTGACGTGGAACTTGTTGACCGAATGGAGGACAAGATGAAACTCATTGAACTTGCTATCGTCATGGCGTATGACGCTAAGGCAAATTATGCTGATGTGTTCTCTCAGGTTCGTATGTGGGACACGATTATCTACAACTATCTGAAAAAGAGAAACATTGTAATTCCTCCAATCGTTCGTTCTGATAAGGATGAAAGGTATGCAGGTGCTTATGTAAAAGAACCAATTCCTGGTAAGTATGATTGGGTTGTGAGTTTTGACCTTAACTCTCTATACCCCCATTTGATTATGCAATACAACATCTCTCCAGAGACACTTCTGGATCAGCGTCATCCAAGTGTGACTGTGGATAAAATTCTTAACGAAGAATTGACCTTTGAGATGTATAAAGATAATGCGGTATGTGCTAATGGGGCAATGTATCGTAAGGATGTTCGTGGGTTTCTTCCTGAACTGATGGATAAGATCTATAAGGATCGAACCATCTACAAAAAGAAAATGCTTGCCGCCAAACAGGACTATGAAAAGACACCTACCAAGGAACTTGAGAAGGAGATTGCTAGATGTAATAACATTCAGATGGCGCGTAAAATCCAACTTAATAGTGCTTATGGTGCTATTGGCAACCAGTATTTCAGGTATTATAAGCTTGCCAACGCGGAAGCGATTACTCTCTCTGGTCAAGTATCAATCCGTTGGATTGAAAACAAAATGAACAAACATCTAAACAAAATCTTACACACTGAGGAAGTTGATTATGTTATTGCTTCTGATACTGATTCTATCTATCTCAACATGGGTCCTTTGGTCGATAAACTATTCGAAGGAAGAGAAAAAACTTCTAAGAGCATTGTTTCGATCCTTGATAAGATCTGCCAAGTGGAACTTGAGAAGTATATTGAAAGTTCTTACCAAGAACTGGCGGAATACGTAAATGCTTACGATCAGAAGATGCAGATGAAACGTGAGAACATTGCTGAACGTGGAATCTGGACTGCAAAGAAGCGATACATTCTCAACGTATGGAACAGTGAAGGTGTTCAATACACTGAACCCAAACTCAAGATGATGGGTATTGAGGCAGTCAAATCTTCTACACCAGCACCTTGTCGTCAGATGATTAAGGATGCTCTCAAACTTATGATGAGTGGAACTGAAGATGAGGTGATTGAATACATTGATGAAAGTAGGAAAAAGTTCAAGACACTTTCCCCAGAAGAGATTGCTTTTCCTCGTTCAGTATCTGATGTGATTAAATGGAAGTCTTCTTCAGACATTTATTCAAAAGGAACACCTATTCATGTTCGTGGAGCACTTCTTTATAATCATTATGTGAAGAAGAAAAAATTGACCAATAAATACTCACTTATTCAGAACGGAGAGAAAATTAAGTTTCTCTATCTCAAAAAACCAAACATAATTCACGAGAATGTGATTTCGTTCATTCAAGAATTTCCAAAAGAACTTGGGGTTGTTTCTTACATTGATTATGACTTACAGTTCGATAAAAGTTTCTTGGAACCTTTGAAGGCTATTCTTGATGCGATTGAGTGGAAAGTTGAGAGGACAGCAACTCTTGATTCATTCTTCTCCTGATGTTATACTTGTACTCTGCTATTAATTGAAATGGATTTTTTAAAGGATATTATAAAAGAGGTTGGAGATGAGCACACCAAACTTGCCGCCGACATCGACGACCAAGAAACTTACGTGGACACAGGTTCGTACATTTTTAATGCACTGGTTTCAGGTAGTATATTTGGTGGTGTATCTGGGAATAAGATTACTGCCATTGCTGGCGAGTCTAGTACTGGAAAAACTTTTTTTAGCCTCGCAGTGGTTAAGAATTTTCTGGACACTAATCCTGATGGATACTGCTTGTATTTTGATACTGAGGCAGCTGTCAATAAATCGCTCCTAGAAAGTCGTGGTGTTGACCTTAATCGCACTGTTGTAGTGAATGTTGTTACTGTTGAAGAGTTCCGTGGTAAGGCACTCAAGATGGTAGACATGTACTTAAAAAAACCTGAAGATGAGCGTAAACCCTGCATAATGGTATTAGACTCTTTGGGTATGCTCTCCACTGAGAAGGAGATTAATGATGCGCTGAATGATAAGCAAGTTCGGGACATGACTAAATCCCAACTCATCAAAGGTGCATTCAGAATGCTCACACTCAAGTTGGGTCAAGCAAACATTCCTATGATTGTGACTAATCACACTTATGATGTCATCGGTGCTTATGTTCCTACTAAAGAGATGGGTGGTGGTTCTGGTCTTAAGTATGCTGCTTCTACCATTATTCATCTCAGCAAGAAGAAAGAGAAAGATGGAAAAGAAGTTATTGGAAACATTATCAAGGCAAAGACTGCTAAGTCGCGTTTGAGTAAAGAAAATAAGGATGTTGAAGTTCGTCTTTATTATGATGAACGTGGTCTTGATCGATACTATGGTCTTCTTGAATTGGGAGAACTTGGCGGAATGTGGAAGAATGTAGCAGGACGTTATGAAGTAGAAGTTGATGGTGAAATGAAGAAAGTTTATGCAAAACAAATTCTAAAAGAACCTGAGAAATACTTTACTCCAGAAGTCATGGAAAAACTGGATGTGATTGCACAAGGAGAATTTAGTTATGGTACTTAAGTCTTTACCATTATTTCCTATTCCAATTGGACTAGAAAATTTTGGGAAGACAAACCATAACTTAAATATCAAGTTAGTTGAAGATGCTATCTCCGAGAAGAGTAAGAATTCTGGTGAAGACCACAGCAACATGGGAGGATGGCACAGTACAACTAACTTAGAAAGAAAGTATGATAGTTATAAATCTCTTTCTAAGATTTTAACTGAATGTGGAAATCAGTATTGTTTGCAACATGGATACAAAGATGGTATTGTATGTACAGACTTGTGGGCAAACATAAATCAATCTGGTGATTTAAACTTTATGCATCATCACGGAACAACTGCTCTAGCGGGTGTTTATTATCCGATAGAATCTATTATTGGTGATGATTGGAGATTTAATTACACAACACAAAATCCATTAAAACCTGGAAGTTGGGATAATGAGGATGGTGGGTCTTTGGTTTTACAAGACCCTTCTTATGGTAAAAAAGTTCAACTACCAACAAATAAAGCATCTGCTTTCAACGTTGATTTTTATCATCTTTATCCAACAGCATCAGTATTGATTTTATTTCCATCATATCTTCTTCACATGGTTCTTCCATTTAGAGAAGATAAAACAAGAGTAAGTATTTCGTTTGCATTTAGATATGGATAAAGTTGAATTCTTAATTTTGAAATGCCTCTTGAATGATGAAGAGTATACTAGAAAAGTTCTTCCTTTTATTAAGGAAGAATACTTCGAAGACTTCAATCAAAAAGTTGTGTATGAAGAGATTAAAAAGTTTGTAATTGAATACAATAGCATTCCTACAAGGGAATCGTTGGTAATTGATGTTGATGATCGTTCTGATCTTAATCAACAGCAGTATGGTGAGATTTGTAATCTTATTCAAAATTTAGATCCAATCAGTGTTGAAAATGATTGGTTGATTAATACAACTGAAAAGTGGTGCCGTGATCGTGCTATATATCTAGCACTTATGGAATCAGTTCAACTTGCTGATGGGCAGGGTGAAAAAAATAGAGACGCTATTCCTTCTATCCTTCAGGAGGCATTAGCAGTAAGTTTCGATAATCATGTTGGACATGATTACATTATAGATGCAGAAGGAAGATACGAATACTATAGAAAAAAGGAAGATAGAATTGAATTTGATCTCGACTACTTTAACAAAATCACGAAAGGTGGTTTACCTAACAAGACTCTTAATGTCGCGCTCGCTGGTACTGGGGTCGGAAAGTCTCTATTCATGTGCCATGTGGCTAGCTCCGTGCTGCTCCAGGGGAGGAACGTTCTCTACATTACAATGGAAATGGCGGAAGAGAGAATTGCTGAACGAATTGACGCGAACCTCCTCAACGTAAACATCAAAGACATTTCTGAACTTCCGAAGAGTGTTTTTGATACTAAAATTAATAACCTCTCTAAGAAGACAAATGGAACCCTAATTATTAAAGAGTATCCTACTGCTTCTGCTCATGCTGGACACTTTAAGTCACTTCTTAATGAACTCGCCCTTAAGAAGTCATTTAGACCTGACATTATTTTCATTGATTACCTTAATATATGTGCTTCCAGCAGGTATCGCGGAAACAGCACTGTCAATTCATATTCGTATATTAAGTCTATTGCAGAAGAACTTAGAGGGTTGGCTGTTGAAGCAAACGTCCCTATCGTTTCTGCCACGCAGACCACTCGTTCTGGTTATGGTAGCTCTGATGTTGAGCTTACTGATACTAGCGAGTCCTTTGGTCTCCCTGCTACTGCTGATCTTATGTTTGCCCTTATTTCTACAGATGAGCTTGAGGAGTTGGGACAAATTATGGTGAAGCAGTTGAAGAACCGATACAATGACCCCACAATGAATAAAAGATTTGTAGTGGGTATTGATAGAGCAAAGATGAGATTGTTCGATTGTGAGCAGTCAGCACAAGACGACATCCTTGACAATGGTAAGGATGAGGAGTATACTTATGAAGAAAGTAAACCAAACCTAAAGGATAAGTTTGGAGCATTTAATTTCTAATGGGACTCACTACAAGAAAAATGCAATCTGAATTGGTTGCTAAAGAACTTCCTCATTACTATGAGGTAAAACTCAACAATCATCCGAATGGACTACCACAAGTTCATTGTGGAAAAGAAGAGTATGCTATAGAGATGTGTGAAAGGTATCCTGGGTCTACCTGGGAAAAGATTTATCTTCCACATCCACCACAAACAGTTGACGTGCCTCATGTTGCAGTGGCACCAGACTTTGAACTTCCTATGCAACAATCACTCCCCCAATCTGACCTACAACCTTTAGAACTATGAGTAATGTTGATACCCAAAAGTATGTTGAATTCGTTGATGCAGTCACGTCAAATGAAAGTAAAGACTATGAAAGTTTCATTGCTCGACTTGAAACTCTTGAAGAAGAAGACTTTCCTACCGAGCGACTGCTTACTGCTGCTGTAGGTATGTCTGCCGAAGCAGGTGAGTTTACTGAAATTATTAAGAAGACTATCTTCCAAGGCAAACCTGTAACTGAAGAGAATCTGTTTCATCTGAAGCGTGAACTTGGCGACATCATGTGGTATGTTGCTCAGGCATGTATGGGTCTTAATACATCTATTGATGAAATCATGGAGATGAATGTTGAGAAACTGAGGTCTCGTTATCCTGGTGGTGAGTTTGATGTTCACTATTCTGAGAATCGTAAGGAGGGAGACCTGTGACTACCTTAACGAAACTACAATTGGATACCCTTAAATATTCTTTCGCACATCTTAATGTAGATTTTGAGGATGTTCCATCAGCAAAAATGCACGGAACTATGGAGGGAGTTCGACAACAACTTGATAGTGGTTCTAATAAAGTCATCTATTCTTACAGAAATAAAACTGGCGGAGTTACTATTACCTCTATGAAAGTTGGTGAGGAAACTGAAGAAAGTAAAGAAGCACTTGATAAAGTTAGAGAAAATGTAAGGAGGTATTGGGAAGATTTGCACGAATTCAGAAAGAAAGATGATACAACTAAAAATAAATTAATGGATGTGAATATGGTGGTGGATGAAAATGACTAAAGAAAAACAAGTAACAATTAAACTTGATGCTCGTGCAGCAGCTGCAGTTCGTCAAGTCCTGTTTGATGCTCAAAAAGGATACACCTATGATGAGGTAAGTATTCCTCCTCGTATTGTTGATATTCGTTCAACCATTCAAAAACTTGATGATAGTATTGGTGCCGTTATTGGTGCTTGATATTTAACTCCTTCGGGAGTTTTTTTATAAATAATTTTTATAATAGTTAAAGATTATCAAAGATGGATTCTAAAGGACTTAGAAGTTTGATGGAAGCATACCAGCAAATCAGTGCTCCTCAAGAAGTAGAAGAGGGTGTTCGTGATTTAGATCCCGAGAAAGGCACTGCTGAGCGTAAGGCACGTCTTGAGAAGAAGCGTGGTATGAAGGTTGATGATCATCCTCAGTATAAGGAAGAAGATAAAGTTGATGAGGCAATGAGCTCTTACGATCGCAACCGTAAGAGAGCAGCACAAAGAGCAGCAGCAAGAAATGCTGCTAGAGATGCTGGTAAGACTGGCGTAGTCCCTGGTGTTGGTTATGTAACTCCTAGAAGGGAGAGAGAAACTTATGTTGATTCTGCAGGCACAACCCGCCATAAGTCTGGTGCTAGAATGGAAGAAGTCGAGAACGTAGAAGAAGGTCTCAGAGATAAAGTTGGTGAGAAAGTTAAGAAGCATGTAAATAAGTATGCTTACAAGCAGGGAATCCATAACAATCCTGGTTGGTTGAGAAAACCAGAAAAGAGAGCTGCTCTCAACAAAGCAGTAAGAGACGACATCAAAAAGAACCCAAAGGCAGCAGTTCAGTATGCTGCTGGTGAAGTAAAGAGAAAGGTAAAAGAGAAACTTCGTAAGGAAGAGTATCTTGATGAAACGGGTAAACGCGATCAGGGGATTCGCGATAGAATTAAGATGTTTAAGAAGGGTAACATAGAATATACCCCACCCAGAAACTGGGATCCCGATGCCAATCGTGGTAAAGGTGCTACTGTAAGTCCTAAACAAGCAGAGAAGCGTCGTCGTAAGGCACTCCGTTCAGAAGAGTTCGATGCTTTTGATGTTATCCTTGAGTTTCTGATTGATGAGGAAATCGCACAAGACATTCAGGAAGCAAACTGGATTATGGCGAATGCGATTACTGAAGAGCAGATTGATGAAATCTTGGGAATGTTCAAAAAGAATCCTGAAAAAAAAATTGAATACGCAGGAAGGTCTATGGAACCAGTGAAAAAAGATCCTGGATACACTGTAGATAAGAGAAGACCTGAGGTTTCAGTTTCTACTTATGGTAAAGGTGGAAGGACTGATAAGTTTAAGACAAGAGGTGGAGTTTGATTTAGAGACCTCCCAGAAATGGGAGGTTTTTTTATAAATAGTTAAAAAAAATGATCGAAGTTTTAGGAACAAATATAAAAGATAGTAACGAAAGAAACTTTTATAACATTCTTAATAGAAAAAAACAACAGATCAATACTATAGTATTTAAAACTACTACTAAAAATATAGTTTTGAACGATGTATATAAAGTAAAGTTTATTGGTGGAGAAGACAAAAGAGGACAAAAATCTGACTTTATTGTCTATTATTCTGATAATAAAGAATACAAAGTTTCTTTGAAAAAAAATAAATTTGGAGAATGGGAATCGGCAGATACATTAATTGGAGATGTGGTTGCTGAAAAAATTTTTGATTTTGCAATAGATCAAATTGAAGGCAAAAGTGGCAATAGAAATTTTGAAATTGATCATATACCAGTTTCTGGTAAACGAACAAAGTATTCTTATGATATAGTTGAACCTAGAACAAAAAAGAAAATAGGACTAGCATATAAATGCGGACCATCTGATGCTAAAAAGGTATGTTTTGGTGATGATATTTTGGACAATGGTTCAATTATAATAAAAAATTTTAACAATCAAATTAATCCGAACTCTTCTGGAGAACTTATTGTGAATTGTAGTAATTTAATTGAAAATGTGAGAGAGATTCCTAGAGACATTTATCCATACTTTCATGTTAGGGGAAGATCTGAAAGAAGAAATGTTAATAGATTTCCTGGAATTAGAGTAGAAGCTAGGCCAAAAAAAGAAATTAGTAATGCAATTTTTATAGAAACTCCACTTAGACGATAATGCCTAGAAAACTAAGTAAGGCTAAAAAAGCACCATCTCTTTTAACATCTCAAAGGAGAAAATTAGAAGAGCAGAGAAGAAAGAAAGCAGAATCTAAAAGTAGACTTGATATTCTTAATGAGAGAATTGAAAATCTTTCTGACCCAGAAGATATTATGGTTGAAATAATTGATGTCTTTGATAAAACTGAATTAGTTCCTGAAGAGGGAAATTATTATACTTTCATCTATAATCCCAAGACCCCAGATATTGATTATGATCAGCATCCATTAGTTGCTGTGACTTCCATTTTTAATTGGGGATTTCAAGGAATTAATTTCCATTGGAATGAACCAAGAAGATATACTTGGCAAGAAGTTGCTGGTCGTCTTCATGTAGTTGAAAATGATGAGATTATGTCAATGAGAAATATTAACTACGCAAAAATCAAGAGATCTTAATAGCAATAAATATAGTATATATAAGTTTAAAAGAATGAAAAACTTTTCGCGTTTTATAACTGAAGCACAAGAGTCACTTGCGTCCCAAAGAGCAAAGAAAATGGGACTCAAGGGAGACGGTCATGGCGGATGGTATAATGCGTCTGGAGAGTTTGTTGCAAAACCGAAGGTGGTGATCTAAAGTTTTATAATCAAGGACAAAGACCTGGAAGAGATGTTCCTCCAGATCAGCAGAAGAAACCAAAAGAACCAGATAAACCTCAACAAGAACCAGCACCAGAAGATGGTGAAGGTGGTAACAAAGTAACTTTGGTATTTGGTAAGTTCAACCCACCAACCAAGAAGCATCAGCAATTATTCACTGCTGCAAAAGGAATTGCTGGTGGTTCTGACCTGAAGATTTATCCTTCTAGAGGACAAGATTCTGACATGAATCCTCTGAAACCTGATATCAAAATTGAGTTTATGAAAAAGATGTTCCCTTCATTTAAGGATAACATCGTAAATGACCAAGAGGCAATTACTATTTTTGATGTTCTCCAAAAGATGGAGAATGAGGGATACTCAGAAGTAACTATTGTTGTTGGTGCTGATAGACTTGGTGAGTTCAGAGGTCTTGCCCAGAAACACAATGGAGAACTTTACAACTTTGACGACATTACTGTAGTTGCTGGTGGTGAAAGAGATAATGATAGTGAGACATCATCGAAGATGAGAGAGTTTGCTGCTCAAGATAATCTTGATGGATTTAAGGCAGGTCTTCCAAAGAACTTCAAAGATTCTGAAAAGTTATTCAAGAAAGTCAAGAGTGGTATTGGCGTAGAGACAAAAAGCGAGATGTGGAAAGTGTCTCCAAGATCTAACTATAAGAATCTAAGAGAACATTATGTTGGTGGAGACATCTTTAGAAAGGGAACAATCGTAGAGAACGCAAACACTGGATTGAGAGGTAAGATTATTCGTCGTGGAACTAACTATCTTATCTGTGCTACTGAAGAGAATCTAATGTTCAAGTCTTGGATTACTGATGTGGTGGAGAAGAAAGCATTTACTGATGTATCTGGTGTCCCTGCAGACCAAAGAGAAGTTGGAACACCAGCACTTACTCAATACACAATGAGAATGGCAGATGTTAAGAGCATCCGCAATTTTATAAATAAGTATAAGGCTAAAAAGTAATACTTCATACTAATGACTCATCTTAACGATATTTCAAAAATCTATCTAGAACAGATTGCTGAGAAAAAAGACGATTCATATCTTGAGACTGATATGAAAAAGCGTCAAAAGAATAATGAGAAAGCGATTGCAGACATGAAGAAAGTGAAGGACGACACTGTTCCTCGTTGGATGAAGGAAGGAAAAAAACTTGACCCAGTAGGTCAGGAAGATGCAGACATCGATAATGATGGTGATGTAGATAAGTCAGATAAGTATCTTCATAAGAAGAGAAAGGCGATTGGTAAGGCAATCTCCAAGAAAAAAGGTGAGGATGAAGAAGTTGAGCAGATTGATGAACTTAGAATAACTAAACTTGCTGATAAATCTAAAGTAAAAGAACGTGCTAAGAATATTAAGAGTATAAGAGATAAGAAAGCAGAACTTGCTTATCTTATGAAGCACTATAAGGGAATGAAGACTGGTGTTTATAATTCTTATGAACCAGAAGGAGAGATGGTTGATGAAAAGATTGATGTAAGAAAGCAATCATCCAAGAGAAAGTCTCTTGGTAGAGGTTCTTCTATCAATCCCGATGCTAAGAAGACTGGATACGAATCACCTGCTGAATTCAGAAAGACTGAGAAAAAACTTGCTCCCTACATGGAAGCAAAAAATGTCCATGGTGAAGTAGAAGTTCCTTCTGGAAACATTGGAAAACTTGCTAAGAAGGCATCAAAGAGAATTGATACTGATGTTGATGGTGATGTAGAGCATAATGATAAGCATAAGGGTGAGTATGGTGAGTTTGTCCCAACTCCTGATGGCAAGAAAAAGGTATTCACTGGACCTAAGAAAGTGACAAAGGAATCTTTCTCAAACTGGAGACAGGATTTGATTGAAGTTGCTGATGAAGATGGTGAGAAGCAAATCAAAGAGATGCCTAAAAACCAGAAAAATAAAATCTCTATTAACCCAAAGTTGGGTGAAGCAGTAGAAGGTATTGGTGGAACTCTCCTTGAAGAAGTAGAGATTGATGAGTTGGATGTTATTATTAATACCATCTATGATGAGTTCCTTGAAGAAGGTTATACCGAAGATGAGATTGAAGAAGCATTTGAAGTTGTTTTACTTGATGAAGCAACTGTAACTTACGGTCACGATAGTAGGGGACTTGAACCTAAGAAGCAAAGCAAACTTCAAGGTCGTATGAGATACATTAAGAGAAAGGTTGGTGAAAAACTTTCTGCTGCAAAAACAAAGGCAAAAGAAAAGTATGGTATGGCATCTGCTAAAGCACAAGTCGCTGCTTACAATAAAGCAAGAGAACTTTCTCAAAAAGGAAGTGATGTAAAAAATAGGGCAAAGACTTCTTTAAAGAGATTTGTGAAAAGACAGGCACAGAAAGTTGTCGATCGTATGAGTGAAGAAGTTGAGCAGATTGATGAGAAAGCAGTCTCCAAAAAACAACAGAGATTTATGGGGATGGTTTATGCCGCAAAAAAGGGTGAAGCGCCTGCATCTGCTGAGGTCGCCAAAGCAGCTGCGGGCATGAGCAAGAAAGATGCAAAGGATTTTGCATCAACAAAGCATAAGAAACTCCCTGAAGTCAAAGAATCTATGCAGGGTGAAGTACAGATGAGTCCTCAAGAAGTTCAACTTCAGAGAAAGTCTGCACAGATTGATAAGAAACTTGCATCAATCCGTCAAAGGAAAGTTCAGAAGCAAACTTCACAGCAGGGTCAAAAAACTGAAGGTTGATTGCTATATATAATGTAGACTTTGGTAAAAAATTATGTGGGCATTATTCCTCCCTCTAGCAAAGAAAACGATTGGAAATCTTCTTGAGAAAGAAGAAGTCCGTCGTTATTTGGTTTCAATTCTTCGTAGTCTTGCTGCTTCCACTGACAACAAACTCGATGATGGTGCTGTAGATGTAATTGAGTCACTGCTTTTTCAAGAAGCAGGTGAAGCAGCAAAATAAATCGCATAAATAAAATACAATCAAAGGGGAGAGGAAACTCTCCTTTTTTATAAATATTTTTTAGTAAAACTTTTCAAAAAGGTAAAGAGAATGGCACTCTGGGGAAATACCGATTTAGTATATGATGCTGGTACAATTGAAGTTGATTTTGCGACTAAGACTGCTTATGGTCCTGTTGGAGTAGTTACTTTCACTGATGCGGTTGGTGAAGGTGATGTTATTACCGTAGGTGCTGGTGCGACTTATGGTTATGCAGCAATCGTTGGCGTAGGAAGTACTGCATTAACTCTTGCTTCTACTGCTGGATTTACTACTACTGTAATTCCTGCAGGCACTGCATACTACATTTCACAGGAACCAAGTTACACAATTCTTGACAGCACTTACAGAGCACCTGAAGAGAAGACAGTTGGTTACTCTACAAGTCCTGTAACAACTGCTGTGTATGGTGTTGATGCAATTGAAGTTGGTGCAGCATCAACTACTGAGTATGCTGTAGGACATAGTGGATGGGTAGGTGTTACCACTTACATCGACATGCATGGAGAGCTGAGAGTTAAGCACGAAGTATTAGTTGCTGGTGGAATTCTTACTACAACTGATAATGATGCTGATGACGGATACTTCCCTGGAACTTGATTTTAATATAGTGTAAGTATGAAATTTGATCATCTGAATGAGGATAACTTCCTTTTATTTGCAATTAAAAATTATGAAAATCCTCAGGCAGTGACCAAAGATGATTTTAATCGTGACTTAAATCACTTTAAATATGTCAAAAGACTTCTAAAGAGATATAAAAAAACAGGTGAGATTCGTACTCACCTGTTAATTAATCATTTTACTATTTTGTATAATGTTTTTGGTGAAGCAGCAACTCCTATGCTATTCTTTAAATTGGAATCGGAGATGTGGCCACAGTTAAAAACATTTATGGTTTTTTTGAATAAGATTCCTGATTATCCCAAAACAAACATTCATGACATACCAGTTGATTTGAATTGTTTAAGAGAACTAAACTTAATTTTTAAAGATGAGTAAGATAGATAGGGTCATCAATCACTTTAGAAACCTTAGAGAATCTATGGTTGTTGGAACTGGTGGGTTTACATCATCCGCTGATGAAGGAGGACCTGTTGCTGGTTATGATAAACCAATGAAAAAGTATGCAAAAGGCGGAAGAGGTTCTCGTAAGAAGTGGTTAGATTATCTTAGAAATAAATAATAATAAGTAAATGGCACTAGTGCCAAATGGAAAAATTAAATAAAAGTCCTTCACTTTATAATCTTCTTAAACTATCAAATTCCGTGGTAAAGTGGACAGGAGTGATTACATTTTATTGTAACCAAAAATTATAAGGTAGAAAAATGGCGTTCGGGTTTGGTAAGAACATTGCCGTTTTAGAATCAAAGTTCGACATGTATGAGAACTTGTCCAAGGAAATGTTGGACAAGTTAGAACGTGCTGTAACGTCTATTTCCGAGAATAGTAATAAGATTTCTGTTATACTTGAGAGGCATGAAAATAAACTAGAAGAATCAGAAAAGACTGATGCCTTATTGTTAAAAATGCTTGATGAAGTTAAGGAAGAAAATAAAAGAGACCATAAAGAAGTAAAAGATAGAATTTTAAAAGTAGAAGAAAAGATACAAGAGTTTGCTAAATTCAGATGGCAAGTGGGTGGAGTCATTATAGTAGCAAGTCTTCTTATTGGTGCTGCTACAAGTGGAATCGCATCTAACTTATTGACTTCTGTTGCATCCCCAGATAGAATAGTAGAACAGGTAAAATAAACTCTCTACTACATTATGGATTTTGTTGATACCAAATACATTGGTATTTTGTCTCCTAGACTTCTGAAATTTAAAAGAGTAAAGAGTAATCTCTATAACTTCCGTTGCCCAATTTGTGGGGACTCGCAGAAGAATAAGAACAGAGCGAGAGGTTATCTTTACCAAGTAAAAAACAATACTAACTTTAAGTGTCACAATTGTGGCGTTAACATTTCATTCAATAACTTCTTGAAGAAGATTGATGTTAATCTTTATAAAGAATACACTTTTGAAAAATTTAAAGAGGGTAAGACTGGTAAAAACTTTGTAGCAGAAGAACCTAAGTTTGAGTTTAAGAAACCTGTATTCAATACCAAGATTAATCTTCCAAAAGCGTCAGAGAATGAAGACGCAAAAAAGTATCTGGAAGGTAGAAAATTAAATCCGCATAAATTTTATTACACCCCTACTTTTAAGAAGTGGGTCAATAGTCTGAAGAAGACATTTGATAATACTTATTATGATGAACCTAGGATAGTCATTCCAATTTTCTACCAGAAAAAACTTATCGGAATTCAGGGAAGAGCACTTGGTCCTAGCAAGGTTAAATACATTACCATCATGTTGGAGGAAGATGTTCCTAAGATTTACGGACTTGATGAAATCGATACGACTAAAACAGTCTACGTCACAGAAGGACCGTTCGACAGTCATTTCGTTAGAAATGCTATTGCTATGTGTGGTAGCGATGCTAACCTTAGCACTCTGGATTATCAGTTCGTATACGTCTACGACAACGAACCAAGAAACAAGGAAATCGTTGCAAAGATTGATGCAGCCACCCAGCGTGGAGATAAGGTAGTAATCTGGCCATCCAACATAACTGATAAAGACATTAACGACATGGTATTATCTGGACTGGATGTGCAGTCTGTGATAGAATTAAATACTTACTCTGGTTTAGAAGCAAAACTTAAATTTAACACTTGGAAGAAAATATGAGCAACGGTACAAAGGTAGTCAAGAGAAATGGACGAATTGAACCTCTTGACTTGGATAAGATGCATTTGATGGTTGAAGAGGCAACCAAGGGTCTTGCAGGGGTCTCTGCGAGTCAAGTTGAGATGAAGTCGGGTATTCAGTTTTATGATGGTATTACGACAGCAGAGATTCAAGAGATTCTGATTCGTAGTGCAAGTGATCTGATTGATCTGGAGCATCCGAATTATCAGTATGTTGCTGCACGTCTGCTTTTATTTGCAGTTCGTAAGCAACTCTATGGTGGACATAAAGAACTTCCTAACCTTGAAAGTCACATAATTAATTGTGTGAACTCTGAAGTTTATGATAGTGAAATCTTCACAAAGTATTCTAAGGAAGAGATTGCACGGGCTAATAGTTACATCGATCATGATCGGGACCTCTTATTCACTTATGCAGGTTTACGTCAAGTCGTTGATAAGTACCTTGTGCAAGACAGAAGTGGCGGTGGAGTTTACGAAACACCACAATTTATGTACATGATGATTGCTCTGACTATTTTTGCAGAGTATCCAAAAGAAACCAAAATGTCATACGTCAGGAGATACTATGACGCAATCAGCAAACACAAAATCAACATTCCCACACCTATCATGGCGGGAGTGCGAACTCCACTTCGACAATTTGCTAGCTGTGTTCTTGTTGATGTTGATGACACCCTCGATAGCATCTTTAGTTCTGATATG